CTATTTTAGCATCAGATCCATCACCCTGTTTACCGTCCGGAGTAAGAACAATTACTTTTTTTACACTACCATAAATGTGCTGAGGCATTGGTTGACCATTCCAATGCTCTTTACCTCCTCTCTGAGCAATAGCCATATCATATCCACTAGATCCTGGAGAGGTTCCATTCCAACTATTATGTCTAGTCTGGAATACTAGGGCACCGGAAGGAATTTTACCACCACTAACTAAATTATCATATTGAGCTCCAGAATATTGCCCTGCTCTAACTTTACCATATGGACTGTTTAAGGTAATAGGAGATCCACCAATGCTCTTCCAATTTTCTGGGCTCTGCATCATTTGCACAATAGCAGCTCTTGGATTATTACCAACGTCGTCACTGGTGTAGATGCCCAATCCACCAGCACCACTCTTCTCCATTGTTAAAAGAGATCCTGTTACACACATTCCCATTGCTGATCCAACTTTTTTAATATTTCTATCACTTAATTTTTCTAAAATAGGATGCTTCTTTTGTGGTGTATTTTGTTCTGGATCTTCAACCTGACCTCCACCAGACATTGCAGAAAGAGTTACATCACCAAGTTTTGCTTTCTTAGCTTTATTTGATCCACCAAGTGCTTCGTTTACTTTCAATAAGTTTTCAACACCAAGTGCTTTTGCTGCTTTTTTTGTAACTACAACCTCTCCAGGTTGAAGAGCAGTTAATTGAGTATCGGGACCAAGACCTTCTATTTTTACGCCCGTTTCTTTTTTAACTTCTCCACCTTTATTTGCAAGTTCAGAACCTACATCAATAGATCTAACACCTTTTTCCTTTTCAATTTGTTTTAATTTATCAATAGTTTTTTTCGATTTTCCAATTTCACTACCCTTTAAACCTCTTCTATCCCATACTTTTTCATTAGTAAGTGTACCAGCACCACCTCCAAAACTTATTCCAGATATAACATTGGGGTTATTTGTTCCACCACCTTCTTTATTCATCTGCATCAAGTTTGCAAGACCAATCTTATCGACTGCCTCCTTACTCATAACAAATTCGCCAGGAGTTAGCATAGCAGGAACAGTATCAGTTCCTAAAGATTTCTTTCCTTTTGATGATGATTTAATTCCAGATTTTGCAAATCCACCTGAGGATTTCATCGACATCAAACTATTAACAGGTCCACCACCAGAAAATGCCTGAACAGGAGTAGATTGTTCAGTATCCGATCCTTGTGGTTTTTGGGGTGCTGGTGATGGAGATGGTGTTGGAGATGGTGTTGACTGACCTTGTGGTTTTGAAGATGCTGGTTTATTTACTGGTGTAGGTGTATCATTCTTGTTATCTTCGGGTTTAACCTTATCAACTTGAGGAGTATTTTGTTTAGGAGATATTGGCGCATCTTTACCATCTTTTCCATCCTTACCATCTTTTCCGTCTTCGCCATCTTTAGGAGGAGTAACATCTGGTTCTTCTTTATCACCATCTCCAATTATATCTGGAGCATTAAGTTCTGGTATCTCAGGAATCTGAGGGAGTTCTAATTTGTCTATCTTAGGAGCACCAGGAATTAATGATAGAACATCATTAATTCTATCAATAAAGAAATTAAGTCCATCTTGTACTTTTTCAATAATAAATCTAAATGGTCCTATGAAAGTATCATCTATAAAGCCGATAATTTTATTAAAAAATCCAAAGATAGCATCAATAATATTTTGAATTGGTTGGAGGAAGAATTTCTTTGGGTTTTTAAAGATATTTAAAAGAACACCAAGAAGAGAACCTAATAATGTAAATAACAAGAATCTCTTAATAGCATCAAAAATACCAGTAAAAGGTTTTTTTATTTTGTCTATTACTTTTCCAGTCGCGCCTTTAGCGGACTCTAACATATCTTCTCTGGATCTCTTTCTTCCCTTTTCTCCAGCGATTCGACCTCTTTCACCACTCTTTTTGAAGAGTTCTCCTTGCTTTTTAAGGATATTTGCTATCTGCTTTACAGTCTTTTTAATTATAATAACATTTTTTAAAAGATCATCATCGGCACCTTTTTTCTTCCCAAATTTAGATTTCGTCTCTTCCTCATTATCTTTTCCACCAGGCAGAGCTTTTTGTTCAGTACCAGGAAGTAATCCCTTAACAGGTCTTACTTTTGTGCCTGATGGATCAGTCTTATTTTTTTTACCTTTAATATTTTCTGCTTTTATTTTTGTTTTCTTTACCTTGAATCTTTGCTGATCATCTTTTCTTTTTACTCTCTTAAATTCTTCGGTGACTGCTTCAGCATCACCACTATCAACTTTACCACCCATTCTTTGAGCAGCCATCTTTTCTTTTAAGATGGTTTTATATTCACCATATGTTAAGTCACCAGTAAAGTCTATTCCTAAAATTTCTAAGACTTTAGGGTCAATGACTTCTTCTACAAGTTTTTCATCTTCAGTATTGACGGTACTAGAATTTGGGGAAAGAGCAGATTCCTTCTTTCCCTCATCTCGTATAGATTTTAGTAACTCGTCTAGATTCATTCTATCCCGTAGTTTGCTTTAGTTTTTCTTCCTCAAGATGCTGTTGCAATAGAGTGACGTAAACATCTCTCTCCCACGGAATCATATTTTCAATCTCTGTTAATGAATATTTATGATATTGCATCAACGCGAAATTTAGTTTGAAATAACTCATAAGATCCATATGAATCATTCCTAGGCGAAAAAAGATGCTAGTCCCTCCAATGTGACCTTAGACTTGACTTTAGTATTTGGATTCTTCAATTCAACAACATGAGAAAGTTTAGGCATTGTATTGAAGAAAGATTCAATCTGCTTGAATTGAGAAGAATTCATACCTTCAAGGAAATCTTTCAGTTCAGTATTAGTAACATCTGCAGCAGCCCAAACATCTTCATCATTATAAATCTTTTCTACACATTGAGAGATAAGTTCAAATGACTTATCCATATCAATAGTTTCATTAGGATCAAAATTGGTCTTAATGAACTGATCAAGTGATGGGTACTTCATTTCTATAAAGAGTCCATCACCTAACTCAATAGTTTTATTATGTGCTTTATCTTTCTGAATTTTAATATCATCAACACTAATGGTTGTTTTTACCTCAGTTACACCATCATCTGGACAAATTAAATTGACCTCAATATCTTCTCCAACAGATTTTGCTCTAATATTAAGGAATAGATACTCAATATCAAAGGTTGGTAGTTTATCTACTTTAATACCCTTTGTTTGAATACAATTATTTAAAACCTGTTGAACTGCATTACTAATTTCTTTAGTATCTTCAGTTTCTAGAGCTAATACTAGAACTTTTTCTTCTTTTACAAGAAACGGTCTGTATTTTATCTTTTGTTCAGTTGATGGTAGTACCAATTCATAGATTGGCGTACTAATCTTAGGTAAAGGCATGATGTCCTATATCAATTTCATGATTTTATTTATACCTTATTTTCAATCTTCTTTAATGTACCTCATGTAACTAAACGAGGCAGTAACTTTTAAAATTTCTGATTGTTGATACGATATTGGAATAGACGCAATACTTTGAGGGAATGCATTTAAAAATGTATAACTCATTTTTGGTTGAAATAAAGGTTTATCATCTTTTTCAAACTTAGTAAGTAGTATATTTCCTTTGTACTCTGAAGGATAATTCATTCTATAAAATGCATTTGGTGCTAACATCTCCCTCCTAGATTGTCCAGGAAGATTTTCACCCATACAAAATGCATGCCATGACTCTAAAAATTCAGGAATTATATATTTTTTATCAACATAAAAAGTTAGATCTAACGTATCATCAAATATTCTTCTATAAACCATTTTCTCAGTCACACCAGCAAAATCACCAGTTGCTTCATGAGTAGCACTTCCTGATCCTGGTATAGACGCCTCACAACATAATAACTTAGCTTTCCGCTGATTACCAACCATTCCAGAAGAAGCGAAAAATGGTTTACCACTAACCGCAGACGTACAATCTACTAGAAAAACCGAAGTTTGCGCTAGCGTTAAAAAATCATCTTTTACATCATCATAACTAAAAGCTTGTGGTAGTAACGTTGCCATCTATAAATAGTGTTTAACCTTATATATTATGTATAACACATGGGGCAACCTATAAAAAGTAAGTATCACCCACAATATCCAGAAAAGTACGTTGGAGATTCAAAAAATATAATTTGTAGAAGTAGTTGGGAAAGAAAATTCTGCAGATGGTGTGATCTAAATGAAAATATTTTAAAATGGGGTTCTGAAGAGTTCTGCATTCCATATGTATCTCCAGTTGATAGGAGAGTTCATAGATATTTTCCAGATTTTATCATACAAGTTAGAGAACGAACAGGTAATATTAAAAAGTATGTAATAGAAGTCAAACCATTTAAACAAACGCAACCACCACAGAAAGGAAAAAAATCTAAAAAGACTCTTATAACAGAGACAAAAACCTATGCTGTAAATCAAGCAAAATGGAAAGCAGCAGAAGAATGGTGTAAAGATAGAATGCTTGAATTCAAAATTATTACGGAGAATGAACTAGGAATTAAGTACTCTAAATAACTTATATTAAGTGCCTTTTTACTGTTTATAAATGGCGAGAACCGAAACTCAACAAAGAAAAGCAGATAGACAATTAGCAAAAGCTGGTTGGAAAGACGAGGGAGATGGTGCATATATCTTAGGACCAAAGCCTTTTAATAGTGAATTAACAGAGCAAGTTCTATTTAAAGTTGATAAAGATACGGCAGATACAGAAGTATATAAAGTTTCAAGATCAACTGGAGAAAGAAACCTTTTAGCATCTATTAATGCTACTACGGGAAAAATAACATCAAATAAAGAAAATTTTGCCGCCTTCTATAATAACGATAAAGCAGCACATAAATTATTGATTGATACTGTAAAAGCGGAAACAAGCAAAAATGTTGTATATATGATACAACCAGAAACTGCTGTTATATTATCGCAAACATCATCATCCCCATACAAAGGTGGATTAGTAAATTTAAATCCAGAAGAATTAGAAGAACCACCTTCAAACGAAGGTCCTTTTTTTGAAGTTGTAGATTTATCGTCAGAAGCCACAACTAGTCGGGATCCAATTGGTCTTGGATCAAAAATTACTCAAGCAGATAGGGATGCAGCGAAAGGGTTAGATCCTAATGTAACAATTACCTCAAGAGGTAGTAGCGGTAGAAAATTAACCGCTGAAGAACGAGCACTAGTTGAGCAAGAACAAAATATTAACAACAATAATGAGGCACCTGATGCCGGTGATGCAAATGATGGTGGAGGATCTCTTCCACAAGATCAACCCGAACAAG